ATGCGTAATAACCCTTTGTTGGTATACTATTTTCAGTATCATCGGTTGGTACCAGATCACCAAACTGTGTTAGTTTATAATAATCCATGTACATTGGTAGTGATATCCTAAATATACCTGTAGAAGTTTCTGCTTTAAAAGCACCAACTCTTACCCTACTACCAGGGGATAATTTATCATCTAACTTATAAACGACAACAACCATATTATCTAATGGCCAAACTTCACATGTGTCACGATTTAAAGATTTATCAAAACCGTATAATTCTATGGGTTTGTTATCAAAATTACTAAAGGTGTTATCATAGTTCATAAAAAACCCAGCACTTGGGCTTGCCACCCAACCAAAAAATACCGCTGTCGGGGTATACTTGTAGTTTACTTTAAAATCACATCTTGTTATTCCAACGTCATGTTCAACATCATCACCCCAAAAAGGTGATACGTTAACTTGTTTTACCTCGTTAAAAATATTAGGCATCTCATTAATGTTGGTTTTAACCTCAACATTAAAAGTACCGTCTGACTGGTAAATGTAATTTGGTATTTTATTTATATCAGAACCAGTGGCTGAGCTAACTGATTCAGCTATTGTTTTTATACTAGTGTATTGTGTTGTTGATTCAACTAAATCATTAGCAGATAATTCAAAACTTTTTGTATCAAAAAGATCAAAATCCATCATAATGTTATGTGAACCAACTGGTACACCAAATATCATATAATCACCAGAATCGTTTGTTATAGCCGTATACTTATAATATTTATCCATCACCTCAGCATATTGTGGGTAATGAACAAAGTCACTTGTGTTTGGTAGATTACCTACAGCTCTATGACTTGGATTTTGATTTCTGTTTCTTGGTAATAAATTGTATCTAACCCCATTTGGGAATTGATCATTAACAGTTTCAAATGGGTATAACTCAGTTATATCTGGTCTTAATTTGTCATCAGCATCTATAGGTACAAATATTGACACCCTCGCATTTTGCAAACCGTAACCATTTGTTGTCTGAACTCTACCGACAATAACACCAAAATCAGATGAGGATTTTCTATAAACATCCGTACTGGATATTTTTAAACTTAAAATTTCTAGATTATCAAAATCATCTTCTAAGTTTACCTGTATCCTCTCATTTGTTTGGTTATCATTTAAAACTATTTTAATGTTTTTTTCCATAATTAACTAATTCCTGTTGCGATAACTGGTATCACCTTTATATCGACATCACTGTTTTTAATGTTTAACATTTGATACTCCTCAACAATTATATAATTGCCAGTTATATCTATTTCACCAGTTGCGGAATCAATTAAAGATTGACTGGTTGTGTTTGTTGAGTAACCAACACCAGTTTTGTTAAATGCTTTAACATAATTAACGTTTAAAACACCATCAACCTGTGTAATCTTTTTAATCATCTCACCAACACTATAACTCTTACCCAGTTGTTTTTTATCATCTAAAAATTCGTTTTTAACAATTGTGGTTATGTTTGATACAGCTGATATTTGTTGACCAACCTCAACCAAAACACCAATCTCAAAACCTAAATCAATAACTTCCGCTGGTTTAACAATTACATAATCATTTATCATCCTAAATTTTGATAAATAAGATGCTATGTTTTCCATCAATAAAGATGTAACCGTGTTTGATATCTGACCGTTAGCATCGTATGAAAGGACGCCAATCTCAATCTTATTTTGTTTTTGTGTTATACTTGTTTTTGCTGGAGTACCAAATTGACTCGGCATACTCAATAACAAAACTTTATAGTCATTCAATGTCACAGCTCTATTTTGAGCGGCAAAGTTATAACCAATGTAATTTCTCAACTCTTCAACCGTTGGTTCATCAGATCCACCAACAGCTGGTGTTGTGTTTGTAACAACGATCGAAGACTGTACGGTTGAGTTAATAGCTGCATCTGGTCCGTTTATAGTTGAATTTAACCTGTTAATTGTTGTTATTGTACCAGGGCCAGTGTTTGTATTAACCCCACCACCAATTCTGTATTTAACAAACATAGTTGTGTTTGCTATTGGTGCCATACCAAGGCTACCGTTTCTTAAAAAACTTTTAAGATCAAAAGTACCACCATCTAAAAAGTCATCTAAAATATCAAAAGATGAATCAGTTTGCGCCCCAAATGTTACTGTACAAAAACCTTTTGGTGTAAACTCGGTAATATATCTTTTGTCTATTTTTTGGTAGATGCCTTTCGCAATACCGCTTACTCTTGGTGAATTTATATCTTCAACAAAAACACTATCCTCAGCTAATGATGGTACCTCATACCATTTATTAGGACTACTAATAAATTCACTATCAGTTGGTGTTGCCGTAAAGGTTGTACCCGCTTTATGAATTATAGATTCAACCGATAAAATATTGTTCTCTGGTAATGTTATCTTATAAAAAGGTGTTGAATTTACGAATGTTTGGTTATAAACTTTTGTTGTACCAGCGATAACAATACCAGTTTTTGTTATTGAATATGCTGTTATTTTGTTGTTTATAAAAATAGGTCTCTTTGTTCTATCAACATTACCAGAACTATTAGTTGCTAAATTAAAATCAACATCATAAACTAATTCATATGTGTTTTCACCGTTTGAAACTTGGGTACCAGCTTTAATTACAGGTAGATATCTTATGTCCTCTTGGTCGCCAAAAACAGGTACTTGGGCTGTAAACTCAACAACAGCAACTGCTGATGATTTTGTGGGCAATTTAAGGCCGTATGTCTTAGCAATGTTATATAATGACTGTTTTTCCTGTGCGTAGTCTAAAACAGTCTCCTGTAACGCCCTATCGATCTGAAAGTTTAAGTTATCAGCGATAGCCGCATTTAAATCTAAAAATACGGATAGGATTGACGCATCATTGAAGCTTTGTACAACTTCGGGATAATATTGTTTAATATAGTTGATTTGCTCGGTTTTTAAGGAAGCGAAATCTCTCTTACTATAATTTATTTGTCTATTTGCCATTTTATACTGTTATTGATAATTTATCGCTCGTTGAGAATGTCTTTGAGCTTATTGTGTAATCCAAATTTATTCTAATTTGATGTTCCTTTTCGGTATTATTTAAAAATTCGGGTTCATCCCCAACTTTTGTAATATTAATAGCATTTAATTTTAAATTCGGTATGTATTTTTCAACAGCATCCTGAATTTCATTCTCAATTTTAGCCAATGTGGTTTCATCAAGTGGTTCAAATATATACTGATATAAATTTGTACCAAAATCTGGTAAGTAATATCTAGAACCTCTTCTTGTTAAAAGAAGGTGTATTAGCATAGATTTTACCTCAGCTTCTGGTATACTGGTTAAACCAACATAGTCCCCGCTATTCGATTCAGTAAAGGGAAAATCAATACCAAATGTTTGTTTTTTAAGAGCCATATTCTTTTATAAATAAATATCGTAATAATTTATTTTTTGTAAAGAAAAAAAAATCCCGCCAATGTGACGGGATTTCAATATTATCAAGGATTTAACTTAAGCACTGCACCCAAAACAATCAAATTGGCTGTTTTCTGGTTTTGACACTTCCTGAACCTGAATTGGTTCTGGTTTTGGTGCGGGACTAGCAACAGGTGTTTCAGTAGCAGATACGTTAATCGCCAAGTGTTTTGCACCAGTTGAGATGGCCTTTGTTCTAACATAGTAACAAAGTGATTTAAGACCACGTTTCCAAGCCCAGAAATGACTAGAAGACAATTTTTGAACGGTTGGTGCTTGGAAATAAACGTTCATTGACTGTGATTGGTCAATAAATGGTGCTCTATCAGCAGCCATATCGATTAATTCTTTTTGCGATACTTCCCAAATTGTTCTATATTTTTGGATTAGGTGCTCAATTCTTTTAATTTTTTTCTCATAATGTTTGTCAGCTGGATCCAAAAACTTGTTAAAGTTAATATTTTGGATTGAACCTTCGTTCATAATGATTTCATTTTTAAAAGCCTCTGACCAAATACCCAAATCTTCAAAATCTTCAATTAAGTATTTGTTAGCGATTAAGAACTCACCACCCACAACTCTTCTGTTGAATAGGTTAGATGGGATAACCTCAGTCATCTCATATGAACCTGTGATTTTAGCTGAAGACGCTACTGGCATTTGTGCTGTGAACAAACT